GTAAGACCAGAAAATTCTTCATTTTTTAAAAGCATAGATGACTTTAAATTGGATATTGCATCAGGTAGAAACGTTCCATCAAATCCAGCTGCAGAATTCGATGCAATTTGGTTTAGTAATGACCCTAGCATTCCTGTATATTCAAAAGACCAAAATAAAGTATCAAAAGATTTTGCTTATGATGGATATGTAGACCTTCTTGCAAATGGAGGAATGTCTATTGAAGATTTTAATAGAAGAATGACTTTTGCTAAAGATAGATTTGGTACAGAATTAGGAATAAGTCCTGCTGTTTCTAAAGGAGGTCCTAGTGCTGATGGTATACAATCTGATTTAAATAAACAAAACATGTCTATGACTGGATTTACAAGAGACAACTTCTATACAAAAGATAAGGCTTTTGAGTACTATAAAACATTGTCAAACGACTTTAAAGCTCAGGTAGCTAACACTGTTTTTAAGAAAGACAATATTACTGCAGAGAATTTTAACATTGTTATAGACAGCCCAGTTAAACAAGAAAAATTAGAAAGAGAATTGTGGGCAATTGAAACTTCAAGAAGAGCAAAAGTTTTAATGGATGATTTAGCTTCTTCAACATTATATAGAAAGCCAGGAGAGCCTACCTTGTTTGATATTACAGAACAAGGAGCAAAAGGTAAATCTCCTCAATCTCAAGCTATTGTTAACAACTTTGTTTCTTTAGCTATAGAATCTATACCAGACTTAAGAAGAGAAAACGATACAGCAAAGCTTAAAAAAATGTTACAAGATGATAAATATAAGAATCAAATAATACAAACAGTATCTGACTATTTAGGTCCTACTGAAAATTGGATAGATTATTTAACTTCTGACAGATTTAGATTGAAAATTATAGCGGACTAATCAATGGCTAACGGCGATAACAATCAGTCTCTACCGACAGATATAGATTTATCAGCTGGACTACCTAGTGCTCCAGACTCTATAAAGGTCGCAAAAGACACCTTAAAAAACATAGACCTAACAGCAGGTTTTTCTGCTGTCCAAGAATCTACATACGTCCAAGACCCTTTTGCAAAGCTAAATGAAGGTTCTACTTTTTCTGAAATAGTAGAAGAAGTTCACTATATGGCCGTAGACAAGTATGCTAACGACTTTATTAAAGAAGCTTACAATAAAAGCGTAAAAGGAACTATGGTTCAAATCATGTCTGGTAAAAAAATGTTTGACGTTCCTTTGAATGACAATGGTAGATTGTTTGATATGGGAACTCAGGCTTTATCTTTGTTTGTTCCTACTAAAGAAAATATAGCTTTAGCAGCTGTAGGAGGAGGCCTTGGAGGAAAAGTAGCACAAAAACTTGGAGGAGAAAAGCTTGTAAAGTTTATAGGTAATCAAATGGTTAAGAATAACGTTATGCCTAAAAGAGCTTTACCTTCATTCACAAAAAATCTAACTAGAATAGCTACCACAGAAAGTGCTTACTTTGCTTCTTTTGATGGTCTTTATGGTGGAGCTATGAATGTAAAAGAACAAGTATTAAATTCAGATTACGATTTGTCAAAGTTTGATGGATTGAGTCAATCTGAAAGATATAATTTATTAGCAAAAGATATTGTAAAAGCTGCTAGTTTTAAAGACTTTGCTAAAGGTTATGGTATTGGTTTAACAGGGGCTTTGGGTTATGGAGCAAATAGGTATACTAGAGGAGGCTTGCTTGGTCCAATAATGAAGAAATCCGACAGAGGTGTAGCAGTTACCAAGAAAGGGCAAGGTTATGGTATAGCAGGAGAAGTAGCTGGAGCTCTCGGAGGTGCATATGTTATAGAGCCAGAATTTAAGAAAGTTATAGAAGATATAGAAGGTGGAGAAGTAGGACTTGCATCTGCAATGGTTGGTATTGTATCAGCTTCTTATATACCTGGGAATATAGCAAATATTTATAAGACTGGTAAAGTTAGAGCAGGAAAACCTACAAGAGGAATGACTACAGAAGAGATAGCCGAAGCTAGAAAAGAAGGAGTAGATTTAGCTGGATATACTAGAAGACGTTCTGATGTTTATACAAGAGTTCAAGACCCTCTAATTAAAGTAGAAGGAGAAGTTGAGCTAGAATCAAAACCTATATTTGAAATGGACAAAGATGGTAATCAACAACTCGTAGGTTACGATACAGAACAGTCAGATATGGCTATTAAAAGATTAAACTCAAGACAGCTTCCAAAAGGAATGGCTACTGGTCCATATATGGGAGCAAATATTAAAGGTAATATTGTTTTAGCAGACGGAACTCTAGCAGGTTCAAGAGAGATAGCAAAAGATTTAGATGTTGTAATAGATAGAAAAAGTTTTAAGGCAACAGACAAGGGAATACGTTTTGATGTAAAGGCAGGAAGATTAACTTATAGATTGGATGAAGCAAATTCTGATTTATTTTTAAAGTTCTACACTTCACAGCCTGGACTAAGAAAAAGATTTGAAGCAAATAATAAGGGAGTATTTAGACAAAAGTTTGCTCTTACTAGAATAAGAAGAAAAACATTAGAAGGCTTAAGAGAAGATTCTTTCTCAGGTAAAAATGAACTTAAAAAAGGAGACTGGGAAAAAGCTATTTTTAATGTTGGCGGGGAATATGATATAAAAAAATTCCAAAACCCTAATAAACTTCCAAGCATAAATGAAATGTCTGACATAGAAATGAGACTTGTTACAGAGCAGTTTGGAGACTTAGCTTTAATAAAAACTCACGAAAAATATATTAAAGAGGAGTTTGGTTCTACGTTAGAAAATTTAGCTGGAGTAGCAGGAGAAGGAGTATTTGAAAACATAGGAAGGTCAGTATTTGGTTCATTACAAGCAGACTTATCACACCCAGTATCTAAAACAGTTCTTAAGATGTTAGGTAAGGTAGATAGAAATGTTGTTTCAAGAACAACAAATAGAATTGTAGACCTTCAGTTAGCACTTGGTATGGATACTTCTGTATTAAGTTTGAAAAAAAGCATTGCACCTGTTTCTAGAATGTTTGGATATAATCCGTTTCAGAATAAAAATTTAGAAAAGTGGATTGTAGGAGAAGATATTACTCTTACAAATGGAAAAGTTATTCCTTCTGGTTGGAAAGAATATGAAAAACTTCAAGCTGGACAGTTAGCTAATAAAGATTTCTATGCACAGCTATCAAGAGAAACTAAAAAAATTATAAACAAATCTGAGAAAAAAGGTGGTATGGACCGTATCTCTAAAGAAGATAAAATATTCTTAGAAAGAAGACTTAAAGTTTTTAAAGACATAAAAAGAATTATGGACCCTCTATATGATGATGCTATAGAAGCAAAGATAAAAGTAGCTGGTAGACAAAAATGGTATAGACCTTCGGTTATTAAAAAGCCTATAAGAGATGCTATCTATACAAATATGTTAACATTAGACCAAAAAGTAAAGGCTATAACAGGAGAACTTTCTTTAGATAGGGAAAATGCATTAAGATATCTAGACGATACTCAGAAAGAAAAAGTTCAACAAGAAATGACAGAGTGGGTAGAAAGACTTGCAAAGTCTAAAAAACCAGAAGAACAGGCTGTTTCTGAGATATGGAAACTTACAAGACAAAACTTAAGTAAGGATGCTTTAGATTCTACAGTTCCAGACTATGATGTTTGGGCTAATATAAATTCAACAATATACAACGATGGTTTTAAAACTTATGCACCTCTTGAAAAAAGTAAAAAGTTTTTAGGTGGAGGTAAGGATGTTGATGTTATGGCTGCAATTATGAAATCAAAAAGCGAGTTATTAGATAGAAACTTGTTAACATTGTATACAGACTATATAAACGGTGCTACAAAAACTGTTGAGTTAAATAAAATGTTTTTGCCTAAAGGTGCCCTGTTTGAAACCTTGATAAAAAGAATACCAGATAGTGCTGAAATGAAAGGCGTAAGAGCTACTGTAGCTAAAGTTATTGGAAGTGAAGGTGGAAGTGGTTCAGATATACCTCCTTTAGTATTAAAAGAAAGAGATGCTATTAGAGTTATTAAAGAATCTATTACTGGAGAGAATGCTTTTAACAGACAAAATATTTTTACAAAAGCAGGATTTGGTATAGCCGAATTTGAATTTATGACTAAGATTAATTTAGGTACTGCGGTTATACCTAATATGACTCAGACATTTATTTCTACTTTACCTCAACTTGGACCTATGTCAGTTGTTAGAGGGCTAACAAACTATGCTTTCAATCCTCAAGTTAGAGATATGGTAAAACGTTCAGGTGTTACTGCTTTGAATTTGTATGACGAACTACTAGGAGGTAGTAGAGCTTTGCAAAGAGGTCAGGCTAGACAGCTTGCTAATTTAACTACTGATTATTCTAGAAAGACTTTAAGAGAATATGGATACAGAGAATATTCTCAAGCGTTGAAAGACGTTGTTGCTAAACCATTCCAGGCTATTAACGTATTTAATAAGATGATAGCTGGAGCTGCTTCAGAAGATTACATTATAAAGCTAACAAAAATGTTAGACGGAGAAGCTGGTATAGACTTAAATCTTCCAGGATTAACAAAAAAACAAAGAAAAAAATATGCTGAAGCTAAGCTAAGAGATGTTTTTGGACTAGACCCTAAACAAGTTTTAAAATTTAAAGAATCTATTATTAATAGACAATACAATACAGTAGCTCAAGTTAAAATGAAACAAAGACTCATGGGAGGTATGGAAAAATACGCACAAGATTCTCAGATGGGTAGAAACTTTGAGTTAGACGCATTAGCTTTTAACGACCAGTATACTAAGTCTTTACTATTGTTTAAAAGATTCCCAATCAGACAAGGTAAATATATGTTAAATATGATGAAGTGGGAAGTAGAAAATGGAAACGTTTTAAATCCTTTACAGACTATTGCAAGCGGAACATTCGGAGGAGCTATGGCTGCGACAATGCTAGATGCATATAAGCAAGCTTTATCAGGAGACAGAGCTTTCTATGGACAAAGAGAACAAAGAAACTTTTTTGAAAAACTAAACAACACGATAAAAGGTCAAGGAACTGGTTTAGATTTACAAGATGGACTTGAGTATGCTGCTGCTGGAGGTATGTTAGGTACATATGGAGAGATGATGGCTAACACAGAAAGACTTTATGACACAGCTGGATTCTTATTAAAACCTCTTATTTTAGACGATTTACAAAGAGTTTATACTACATTGTATGGAAAAGAATACCAATCTGGTTTAGTAGAAAAATTATTCTTCCAAGAAGATGACCCTATGAGTATTAAAATGAGAAAGCTTGCAAGAGAAATAGGTCCTGTAATGGGTTCTGGTCCTAACAACTTCTTTAAAAGATATCATTACTCTCCTATAATAAACCCTCTTACAAATGAAGAGATAGCAGCTTATCCAGAAGGATTTGAAAGAGCTAAAGTAGCTTCAATGAAGCAAGGTATTGTGAGAGATATTAATAGAAAATTATTATTTTCATATTCAGATGACGGAAACCCAGAGATTGGTATTGAACCTAGAAAATTAAAATCCTATGAAGGAACATTCCAGGAAGCAAGAGAACAAATAGCTACTTGGAATAGCTCTATATATGTTAGAAGATTTCCAACATTAAAAATTGATGTAGATGATTATACAAATGATGATAAAATTATGACAGCTTATGGAGAATTTATTAAAGAGAACAGAAAATACTATGAAGCAGACCCTGATGATATTGCACTAAGAGGAATGATGATTGACGGTAGATTACCAGCAGACGCTACAGAAAAGCAAATTGAAAAATTTTTAGAGAGACAAAAAAAGAAAAAACAAAAAGAAGCAGAGCCTTCTATTAAAGGAATATTACAACAATAAGGATATATTATGGCAGATAAATTAACAATAAAAGATTACGTAGATTACTTTGGAGACAAAAGTGCTATGTCTGACGATGTTTTAGACCAGTTATTTGGTACTATAAAATCAAGAGAAGACTATATGGAGTCTCAAAGAGGACAAGCTATGACACCAGAGATGATGCAATTAATTATGGGAGCAGTAGAACCAGGCGGCGGTATAAAGACTGCAGGTAAAGCAGTTGCAAAAGGTGGTAAAAACATATTAGATATATTAAGAGAATTACTAGGCAGAGGCAAACCAGAAATGGGAGACGTTCTTGCTGGTCTTAAAAGAAGAAGTCAACCTTCTGAATTTGCAGGAGAAACAACACCTGGACAACAAGAGTTATTCAAAAGATTTTCAGAAAAAAAAGCATTAAAATTAACTCCACAAGACCTTCCAACTCAAGGACAATTTTTGATTAGAAACAGAAACCTGACTTCTAAAGGTGGTTCAGTTGAACCTATGGAGTCTCTTCCTAATTTAACTCAAACTCCTATTTCTAGAAGAACTTCAGAGCAAAACGTAGTTAGAAATATTATGAAAGCTATTGATAGACAAGCTAGAGAATCTGGAGCTAGAAGTTCGGAGAGTTATTTTTACAATCAAATGGGCTATGAGACTTTGATAGACCTACTTAAAAAAGCTGGCAAATGAACCAAAACGTAGAGACAAAAAATACAGAAAATACCCTGTCAAGTATGATGCAAAATGTTTTAAGAAACATGCAATCGTATTCCGTTGATGAAGAGTCGGGTAAATTGAGTTCGTCTTTGTTGGGAGACGTAATGTCTACAGCTGTTCCTGGATTAGGATTAGCAGGAACAATAGGAAGAAGACCTCTTGCTAAATTAATCCCTTCTTTAGCTAAAAAGATTGGTGGTAAACAATCAGACTGGAAAAAAGCTGGATTCAGCAGAGAAATTTTAGACGAGTTTGGTAGAGACCAATCATTCTTTTATAATAGTGTTAGACTTATAGAACAAGGACTTCCTCAGTCAGACCAAAGATACTTATTAGCTAAAAAAGCTTACGATTTTTATTATAACAAGATAAAAAAATAATTAGAATGGAACGTCTGGCATCTGCTTCGCAACACTTGCTTCTGCTTCTTCCACAGTATCAAACAACGTACAACAATCTGGTGAGAACCCAACCGTTGCTTTCCCAGTTGACCCATATCTATTTTTAGCCACAACAATATCTAATCCATACTTTCCGTTCTTTGCATTCTCAAAGTTTACAGTCCAAGGATAATGTGTAAATGCTACAATCTCTGCATCTTGTTCTAAATTACCAGACTCAGCAAGGTCACTAAGTTTAGGAATTCTTTCTGTCCTATACTCTATATTACGATTAAGTTGTGAAACCAAAATAACTGAAAGTTGTTCTGATTTACATAACCATTTATATCTTCTTGATGTATCACCTATTTTAAGTCTTAAATCTCTCATGTCATTGGTAGGATATTCTATAAGACCGATATGGTCGTCAATAACCACGTCTGGTTTTATACGTCTTATCTCTCTAAAAGTTCCCTCTAAATTACGTATGTTGTCAAACATAAATAGTTTGTCAGTATACTTTTCTTTAATAGTATTTAAACTTTTTTCAATTTCTGATTTACTAGTGACAGCATTATGTCTTAACATATGATACGTAATACCTTCTGATTCCATAGCAATAAACTTTTTCATCATTTCAGTATTAGGCATTTCTCTATTGAACATAACAACCTTCTTGCCAGACAACACGAGATTTCTAGCTATGTTGGCAACTGTGGTAGTCTTAGCATTCCCAGGTCGTCCAGCAAAAATGGTTATTTCCCCTTTAGTCATTCCAGATATAATATTATCTATAGGAGCAAAACCAGTAGTGGTTAAATTCCTTTTTGAAAACAAAGAATCTTTTGTCATAGATAATAATGTGTCTAAATCAAATCTTTGACCAGGCTCTAAGTTTAGCATATTGCTTGTTGTGTCATGAACATCTACAAGTAAAGAGCTTATATCATTATTATCATCAGATGCCTTATTTACTATTTCATAAGACTGTTTAACAAGTTTTCTTCTTAGCCAGTCTGAGTGTATTTGTTTTGAGTAAGACTCTAAGTGTGCAGTTGTAGGAATTTCTGTTAACCCACTTAGGTAGTATGTAATTCCTTTTATCTTGGTAGATATATTTACAATATCAGTTGGTATATTTTCTGACTTAAGCTCTAAAATAGCTTCCCAAATCTTTTTGTTTTTATCAATATAAAAAGCGTCGCTTTCTAATATATATTCTTTTGCTACATCAAAACACTTATCGTCTTTCAATATACAACCTAATACTGCTTTTTCAGCTTCGTCGCTAAATATTCCTAATCCTTGCATTTATGACACACTCCTTTCACCATTGGTATTGTTTTGTATACAGACTGGTCTAAATATCCAGGCTCAAATTTATTATTGTCTTGCATTTCTATAGCCCAGGCTTTTTTACACAATGGACATCTAGTGGGTACTCTAACCATAGAAACATTCTCGTGGCTAGGCTTTGCTCTTTGAGCAGAAAAATATGGATTCCTTTTTCCTTTTACGTACAAGTCTATTATATCTTTATCAAACCAATCCTCATAATTTTCAGGGTCTGTTTGCTTTAGATAACTATAGTAAGTCATAAACTCTGCTTTTTCGCGTTCCCATTCATCTGTAGTCTTATAATTAAAGACACTTCTCATATTAATCTCCCTATTTAAATGTGATTAGTTGAGTTGGAAAGTCTGTTGGATTAACTCCAACAAGTCTTTATATCGAATAGTAGCGTATATTTCTCCTCTATCTTGTTTGATAAGAGTGATATCGCAATCGTCTGGTGGTAAAAGATAACTTGCTATAGACTTTCTAACTTTACATTGAACCTTCATTGTTCTTGAAGTGTCCTTGTCTAATAGATAGTCGATAATTAAATCAACCTCTGGAGACATACCTATACTTCTGCCGTCGCTACCCCAAGCTCTTTTTGAATTAAAGCCGTGTTGCTCAGCAATGTCTACGCATTCTCTTTCGAATCTGTTACCTTTTGCTTTTGATTTACTTGCCATATAAAAATATACTTATTTATTCTTTCTTCAGTCAACTCAAATGTTTTAGTTTATCTATATCAAATCTTTCTGCTGTTCTTCTAACAAAATCGTCAAACACCATAAAAGTGTCTTTCCATTCCCTATTGTAATAAACTTTAGTGACAACAGTGTTTGCCAAGACTATGGGTTGCTCAGGGCTTGTGCTATGTGTGGCTATAACACCAAGAGATATTTTCCTTGTCGCTTTCCAGTTGTCAACAATTCTTTCTATTACTAGTCTTTGTCCAACAGGAAACGGTGCGTCGTCTTTTTTACAATCTCCTATTAACAAGAATTGATTACTAACTTCAAAGCAAAAGTCTATATCTGTAGGCGATACAAGCCCATTTTGCAATCCATCAAATATTATAGGTTGTGTGAACCTATCTTTATATTTTATCGGTCTTTTCAAATTTTTTCCTTTCGAGAATACCCCTCTAAGCGTTTATAATTACACTTTCGACATAACTGTCGACTAATATGTGTTTCGTCCATAGAAGGGCAACCTCGTACTTAATTTTAGTTTAAAGCTCTTTTTTTAGGAAAAACAACATTATTCGTGCAGTCTAGCCAAAAAAACGACAAATCTATGCTGTCATTGACAATACTTATGTTGTATCCTTCGTTAATCATCTTTAATACTACTTTTTTTGTGAAAGAAGGAAAAGCTCTATATCTTACAAAGCATTCGTTAGTTGACGTTATGCCCGTTTTTTCTATCTTTTCCCTTATCTTCGTTTCTTTTAATGTCATCTGATATCTCCCTATATCTTAATCTTAATATGTGGACGAGGTATTTCTCTTCTCGCCCACTTATTGTTTCTATGTCCTTAAATCCAATGTGACTAAATCTCTTCGTAACAAGAACTTCTGTCGTTCCCTCTTTATATCCCATAAGGTCTTGAAAAGATTTCATAATGGAATTCCATTTACTAATATCCATTATTCACAGTTGTCGCAGTATCCTGGACCAAGAGTCTTCTTAGCTGCGTCAAGTATATCATCAGCCTCTACTGTAGCTTGCTCCTCTTTTTCCATAAACTGATTTTGAAATTGAGCTTTCACAGATGTGCGGACATTAGAACAAATATCGTCTTCGCCTTCACATCTGTGTTTCTCTATCATTTCAATCAAAGACATAAATTGCTCTTCGTCTAATCTGATATTATATTTCATTAGAAAGGCAACTCGTCTTGAGCTACTGGTTTATCAACTTTTCTATTAGATTTAAAAACGTTGATAGCGGTAGGCGTTACTCTTTCTTCTCCTGACTGGTCAGTCCACTTGTCGTGAACTACCTTGATAGTTACTGGATTGCCTGCTATATCAGATTCCATAACCATAGGTAACAAATATCTACCTTGGTCATCTTTCTTCATATCAAATCCACAAGCTTCTGCGAATATCATATACCCTTTATTGTTTCCTTGATTGTCTTCAAGCTTAGGGTGCTTTGCTTTGTCAGGAGTCTTAAATCTAAAGTACCCTTTAGACTTGACTTCTCTACCTTTTAAGTCAGCATGTCTACTATCATCTAACTTATAGGTAGCTTCAAAGATGTCGCTTAGATATTGATTCCTAACTACGATATCTTTTTTAATAACCAATTTACTAACTACAGCTTCATATGAACCTTCTTCGATAGTAGCATATTTTTTACCACTAGTATCTTCTGAAGGATTATAATAGGCTACATTATTATCTATGTCGTTTAAGACGTCTGATACATTGCTCATTATTTACTCCCTTTTAATTTAGACAACAACTTTTCGTAGTTGTCTTTATTTATCTTACCAGACTGAAGCGCTTTATACACTTTGTCTGCTTCGTCTTTTTCTAGTTCTGCAATAGAATCCATTACTGAATTATATTGAGACTCGTCAAGACTTTTATCTATGTACTGCTTACGATATACATCGTCTGCTACATTACATAGTCTGTTTACTGCAACTTTAAACGCATCTGAGTTAGCAGCTTTTAGGTCATTACCTAAGTCTACATACCCTGAGCCATTTCTAGATACTGCTATTCTATGTGCTGCAACTGAGTCAAAACTACGAGGAACACCTTCGTCAATAACTTTAAGACGTCCGTGAACTACAATAGCTTTGTCTCCAAGGGTCTCGTACTTAATTACTTCCCAAGACCATATAGGATAATGTTGGTTTAGACGCCAACGCATATATCCTTCATCTACATAATCAAAACCATTTCTACTTTTAACTACGTCGCTTGGAGTAGGTTCTTCTGAAACCTTTTGATGTTTAGATACTATCAAGTCGTATTGCATTGCTTCGTCGTGCAATGATTCTATATCAGATTGATACATATCTAATTCAGCCATTTTACCCATTTATACTCCCGTTGTTGTAAGGACATAGATTTCTGACATCGCAATATGCTTGACATTTTCTACCGCCCCAGGTTTGTTCTTTACTGCATTTTTGTGGTAAGTTTCCTGTTTCCAGAGCTTTTACAAGCTCATCTCTAGCAGATAGAAACTTATTCTCTAGTACTTCATCATCGTACTTTGGTATTTCAATCAGGTAAATATGTTTGTCTAGACCTCTATCTCTAGATACAGCTAGACCTCCGTCTCTTAAAGTAACCTGAATATACATATGTTCTACGTCGTATCCAGCTTTATTCAAAAGATATCTATACCAATTTACCTGCCAGCCCCAGTCTCCATAGTCTGCTAAACCTTCGTCGCGATACCATTGTTTTACCATCTTAGGAGAACCTTTTTTTCCCCACTTACCGCTCATTTTGTATTTAGCACCAGACGGGTCTGGTATTAGTTTGTATGTCATCCCTAGTAGTTGAGCACATTTATAAGAACCAGTATTCTTATAGTCTAATAACATCTTAGTCTCCTTGTCATACAAGTCGGCTATTCCAGTTATGTCAAACTCTTCTAACTTTTCTTCTAATAAATGTCTATCGTCTTCGTGTTGTTCTAAGGCAGCGTGATGCATTGTTCCTGCTAGAGAAAATGCTCTATCTTGAGGGTCTATATAATAATCTTTAGTCCTCTTAAGATAAGATTCACAAGCTCCGTTTAGAAGTTCCGTTGTTGACGGCTTTCTATTAGGGTCTCTTTCTTTCGACATTTCAATTAAAGTAGGTAGTGACATACCCATTTTAACAATATCGACATTGCCCTTGTTTACTTCTTCAAATGTTACTTTATCTCCATCTGGGTAAACGAAACCAATCGCGGGCATTATTTGTCTCCTTGTCATTTACGTAGTCTGTCATCAAACTATGTAATTTATCTTTAATTGACATACCTTCTTTCGTCGTTTTTGACTTAAACTTTATCCAAAGTTTTTTGTCTACAACAAAAGAGGTTTGATATCTATCTTTAGTATTTATCATACACAGAATATAGTTAAATAGTTTTACCTTAGTCAAATAAAACTTTAAAACTTTATAATCCAAGTTTTGTAAGTGATTTATCTACATCTTGCTTGAAATCATCAGGCAAACTATCAAAATAATAATGAAGTATATCAAAAGCTTCTTTATATTTTCTAAAATTGCTTTTTGCTCTTGCGTGGTCTTCTTCTAATTTCTCTAGATAAAGAAGTAGTTTGTCTAATTCTTTATCCACTCTTTTAAACTTCTCGTAACCTTTGCCCATGATTCTCTCCAGTGTTGTTGTTAACTATTTCACTTGTCCAGCCTGCACCTATTTTGTATTCAGTTTCTATTCTATAGCCTAGTTCGTCTAGTTCTGCAGTAAGTTCAAGTATCATTTTATTAATTGCTATAGCTCTTTCAGACCTATATTTATTTAAGTCTCTTATTTCGTTTTTGTCCATTCGCCCTCCTTTAGCACATAGTGCCCTAGGCTGTTATTAACTACTTCTAAGTCTTGCACTAGTCGTTTTATTTTATCATTGAATATAATATTATTCTTATTCAAATGACCTTCGTGTCTTATAGACCACGCTTTGTCTATCTTTATTTCTTTACTCATTCTTCCTCCAATTCAAAGTCTGACCAGTCTCTACATTCGCTACATATAGCAACGCCTATGTCTCCGTCTTCTACTAATTCTGTTATAGCACTACCGCCACAACAAGTAGACATCCAAACTTTATCGTCTCTATCTATCATTTCCATAATACCTTCTTCGTGTTCAATCATTGTTTCCTCGCATTGTTCACATTCTTTAACATTAATACTTGGCTCGTCGCCCTCATGTCTATTGCCACACTTACAAACAACCGTTGGCTCCCATAGACCTTTAGACGACTCGCTCTTTTCAGTTGATATGAATCCAAGATAACTCATCTTTGGTCATTCATATAATCTCTTTGCTTGCTATTCCATTCGTCATAACGCATATCATTGTCGTTCTCAAACTCTTTAATAGCATTACCAAACTCATTGTAAGCAAAGTCTACATCCCATACATCTAGCCCAGTCTCTTCGTCATGAGTAATCGGAACATATACCTTGATAAAAGCAGGGTCTTTATGTATTGATGTTTCTTTTTTACCTCTCATTTTATCTCCCATTGTTGTATTGCAGGCAGCGTCGCCAGACCAATAAACGTATTTGCTACACACGAAGGCATCGGATTGGATACCGACGCTAGTCCTGTTTCTAGCATTAATTGTTTACTATGACTGCCTGCAATTTTGTTCATATATATTTCCACTCCACAAGTTATAAAAAATAATCTACAATTCCAAGAACTTTGTTGTCTGCTATCGAGCTTTTTGTCGAGCTTTTGTAAAAATTTCATAAATAAAATCAAAAAAACCAAGCGACGCCCGACATAAAATTGTCGGACGCCATCTTGATTGTCTTTACAACATATAGTCACGTAATAAATCATAGTCTACTTGTTGTTTTGCACCATGCTCACTTATAAAGTCATCTCGTCTGTCGTCATTGACTAACAAGAATGTATCTTTGAATATGTCTTTATATTCAAACCTACAAGTGTTTTTGTCAAACTCTACAATCGTATCTACAGAACCAAATACGTCATTGTAGAATTTTGTCGCAACGTGTTCTTCCATAGACAATCTCAATTGCTCAGTTCTACCTTTGTAAAAATCCTGAGTTTCTTTGTCTATTTCAAACACGTCAAAGATATTCTCTATCGACATTACAGACCTATCAATTCTATTTCTTAAATAGTAAACCATAGGCTTTAATAGATAAGGTCTATCTTTTTTAGGTAAACCAAGATATCGTCGTAATACCTCAGATTTTTTCCTATACTCATATACGTCAGTAGACTGACCTACGTCGGAACTATGTGAAAAACTATCACCATGGTACCTAGTTGACAACTTTGCAAGTTTTGTCTTTATCGACGGAGGCATTGTCAAAGACTGATACATCGACGATGAACCAAAATCGTAGTCATTCGTCATTTGTTCAGTTATCTCAAAAGACTTGTCAACGACTTGCGTCCAAAACTTCGTCCAATGTTTGATTTTCTCTTTTTGCAACGTACCTGAATGATAACGTATTTCCAGACCTTGATTGGCTTGAAAGTGGCTATGCCAATTCAGTCCAACGTATCTTTTGTCGTTATACTTATCGTTTGTATAACCACCATTGTCGTAGAAGAAGTCTATAAATTCATCTCTACTACTGACATATTGAAAATCGTAGACTGGTTGTGTAACAGGTCTAGACCAACGTTGATGTCCACTACCATAGTATCTAGACTTAGGCAACCACGTATAAATATGTGGCTCCATTAGTTTAGTAAATAGTGTTAAGACACAACAATGTATCCAGTCGTAGTCTTGGACATCTATATGTAAGTGAAGTCCAGTCTTGAAAGAAGCATATGCATTCCATTCTTGTTCTAGACGTTTACACATAAAGTCTGCATCTTCAATTACCTTATCTCCACGACGTGGACGCATTACAAGTTCTGCGCCATATCTATGTGCTGAACTTGTAACACTACCATCAGACACAACAGAACTTTTACCTAAACGATAAAAATCGTCTTGGTTATCTGTGTTTCTTGTTTTTCCAAGTGCGAAGTTAAGGTCGTCTTGGACGTCTCCTAAACTCTCGTCATACCTGAAGTTAGTCTCCAGTTCTAGTCCAACGTATCTTTTTGACTCTATCATATAGAATGTGTCGTTACGATAATAGTCTGACTCAGGATTTACGAATGTAGTTCTTGTTTTGACGAATGAATTTGAATAGACTTCCCACTCGGGGTAGCTATTTGATTCATGTTCTTCGTAACAATAATCACATAGGTAATCTCCATATCTGTCTGACCATACCATATCGTCCCTGTGACATTCAGTGCCACATTCGGGACATTCCTGACAAATATCGTTATGACAAGACATACATCTGAGGTCGCCATTGAAATCGTACGTATCATCACTATGTAAAGTCGTACTACACTCATAACATTCTGTGTAGTTTTCGTCATAACAATCATGACATACAAGTTCTGACGTGTCGTTTTCAGTAAAGTCTGATACGGAATTAGTTTCGACGCTACAATCTACACAACAATACATTTCATTGTTTAGTTCTTCTTGTACTTCTTGACTTAATCCGTCGCTACTATTCATTGTAGACCTCTACTCTTTCAAAAGAATCCAGTCCATACTTGTCTTCAAACATCTGTTCTTCACTATATACATTTTCAGTATTAGGACAGACGTAATACCAAGTATCGTCAGAATCGTCAAAAAACCAAGACTGAGGACTTGTCTGAAAGATATTAGCTAACTCAGTTGCTTCGTCGCTAAGCCAAGCTTTTGACCAATCGCTTTCATCGTCATCATCATATCCAAGCTCTACTTCTTGTGCATAGTCTAAGCTAGACTTATACGTTCCATAAGTGCTTGTCGGATAACGATTGACATTCCATTGATATGTTCTTGACTGATACTCGAACAATGTCTTTTCTACATTAGTCTTTAAATCGTCAAACTTCGACGTATCAAAAGCATATAATGTATTTTTGTTAAGACTATAAACGTCTGCTTTTATATTATGCATCGCTAAAGCATCGTCAATAAATGACGATTCGCTTGCATAGAACAACGTTTTAAGTTCAGGAATGTATGCAACGTGTAAAGGACGATTCGTCTCTCTACACAAATACAATACCATTGGATTTTTCTTAACGAAGGATAACGCAAAGTCGCTGTCAAAATCTTTGACTGCATCTTGTATGTTATCGTTGCTATCTATTGACTTAAAGATAAGCTGTGAGTCTACTGGACATTGTTTGTCTAGTTTACTTTGCATTTCTTTAATATTGTAAACGCAACCATTGTGAGCTCCGACGACGTCGCCGACTCTAAATGGGTGTGCGTTCGATTTGACTATTGCTCCTTCTGTCGCAAATCGTGTATGTCCAAGCAATATATATGACTGGTCAATTAATGACTTGACTGCATTATTATATTCTTTGGAGTCTACGAATTTGCCAGACGGCAATAGTGATTTATATACTCTAGTGCTAGTCCCGACCTTAGCAATACCAGACGAATGAGACCCTCTAGTCTCACTATCTGTTGCTATTTCACGCAACACCTTTTTGACAATTTTATGTTGTCTCTTAGTGTACGGCGTCGGCGACTTTGCTATTCCATATATACCACACATAGTCTAATCTCCTTTGTTTTTGTTTAAAATCCCTATATCCTGTATAGGCGAAGTATGCGACGAATACATATCGGTGCGAAAGGAATAACACCCAGACAAATCGACTATTTGTCCATACTGATTACGACTCGTCGCTATAATCATTGTGTGCCTACTACTGTAAGCCAAAATTTTTCTCTTGTTGATAGTCGCTTTGCTTGATTGCGACTATAGGTATAACGTATGTTGTCCATACCAATAAAATTATCATATTTTCTTTTAACAAACCATAGGCGTCGCTTGTAAGCAAGACGTTTTTGTTGTTGTCTTGTTAGCTTACGTGGACGCCCGTTCTTATCTGGTTTAAGGTATATCATTTATATGATTGCCTTCGTAATCTCGTAGTTCTCACGTCTGACGTCTTCTAAGTCTTGACGTAGTTTTGCGATGTCTTGAACTACTTTGTTTTTCTTATCTTGTACGACTTCATTTTCTGAATAGAAATTGAAAATCGCCGACTGCAATTCCTTAATTTGTCTATCAATACCTGATAACATTTGCAAATTGCGTCTATGCGTTTTTATCTTGTCTTCTATCATTTTTCTTTTCCTTTTTATCTACCGAATTAGGTATAGTCTTGCGTCCATCTATACCACGTCCGTCCATTCCTGGGAATGGTCTTGTTTTACTAGTATTGCAATTATTACACATTGCGTCTGCTCTCTTTCCTAGACACTATTAGTCTAGCTTTCTTATTTACAAAAAATATAAAAAATCTGTTATCGTCTATAAACATACTATCGTCTATAACCTGCCTGGCGTCCAGACTCTACGTGCTTGTCGATATGCTTTGCGTAGTGTCTTTAATGCGTCTTGTATGTTGGTTGCGTCAAGTGTAATACGTCTGTCACTTATCTCGTAAGTGTCCATAATATTGGACTCGACACGTAGATATGTATTGTCTTTTAGTTGTTGCTGTGCGAACACAGAGATAAAGACTATTGCATTATTGAATGTCAAGTCTGTTACTACGTCTGTGTCTCCATTAAGACTAGTATCTATTACGTCGTGATACTCTATTGTCAAGTCTACTTTACTTTTACTACCCATAACGACATAAAATGTCAATCCGTCGATTGGTGCAGGTACGTCAACCTCTCTAGTCCAACGTTGCTTACAACAAGGACAAGGCTCACTAATTGTCTGTTTTACTGTTTTCATATTATTTCCTTTCTCCCGACGCTACGCCTGAAATCGTCGCTGGCTTGGTTGCTATCGGGTTTTTTCTCATGCCCAAACTTACAAAATTTTAGCGACAATACCTAGAACTCAATTGTCCAGCATAGTCTATATTGTCGGGGGAACTGAGCTAGACTTAATTTAGTCTAGCTCTAGAGTTAGAGTCTAGCTCTGATTTTTTATAAAAAAAAATTATCGTCGTTCGGTCAAGAAGAAATCTTGATAAATATGCGAATATTCCTTGACTCTAATGTTTAAAATCGTCAATTTATGGGTATGAGTAACAAGTTAAAAACAGATGCTTTTGCCAAACTCTTAGCTAAGACAGGTTTGACACAAGAACAATTAAAAGCTATGGACATAGAAGTTCTTGAAGCATCATCTAACGAAGGGCGTATCCTTGAGAACGCGTCCAAGGTTTTAGCATCTCAAGACGATAAAGCGGTTCAAAAAGATATGAATCGTTTAGTCGAAATCGTAAACAATAAGGACGTGTTAAACGTTACAGAAGGGAACGAATTAATACGTAATTACAAAGACAACTTTGTATATTCCAAAAAGAAAACAATTGATGGCGAAAAAAAAGACGTTGATTGTTATCCAAGACTCAGTTTTAAAATTGAGTCTATCGAAGTATAAACAAAAATCCCCGAGTTTAGTCGGCTCGGGGTATTCTCTAGGGGCTAGGAATCTAGCCCCTAAAATCTAGGATATCGTCGGGGGTTAGAGCTTGACTGAGGGACGATAGTCAAGCTCTAGAGCTGTTGATTTTTTTATATATACCAAAAAAAGAAAGCCCCAGGTTTTTATACCCAAGGCATCTTTGTTTATGATTTGTAAGAATCTGGACAATCCTCAGATGAACAATTACATTTGTATCCATCTTCGTAGCCTTCTATATAACTCGTAGCCTTTGTATATTCTATTGTCATACCAAGTGCCCAAACAGTCATAACCACTGCATACATTATTAATATTCCCATTTTTAGTTTCCTTTCGGTTGTGACGGGGCCGAAGCCCCGCCGTTGTTGTTACTCTCTATCTTCATCTTTCCAGTCTATCATATCGCTAATGTCTTCGCATTGTTCAAGGTTGAAGCCCGCCCATTTCAAGAACTTGGTTCTATCAAATCTTGGGTTGTCATCCTCAAAGTATTGTATTAACATAGCCGCGAAAGCAGTAGCCGAACCAATCATTCTAATACCATCCGCTTTGTCAGTGAACGGGTGAAAACAGTCAGCTATTGCTTCATAGTCTTTCTTAGTCATTGTATATCCTTTCATTTTATTAGTTATTATTAACATAACACAAAGTACATACTCTATAAATTAAAGTCAAGGATTATTTAAAAAATAATTAAAAAAGTTGTCGTCTAATTAATTAAAAAAATCAACATATATAACCAAAAACCAAATTTTCAACCAAATCTAGAATTTTCAATCTGGAAAAAGACCCGCCGCCACTTATGAAACAAAAGCCACACACAAAATCCTGCTATTTTTCAACAAGGGTTGGAATTTTGGGATAAAACTGGTGAGGTGATAAAAAACGACGACTAGAATAATTTTGGAAAAAATTTTTCGATTAGACCCTCTCTAGAACACCGAGCATTATTTAAGATATAGATTTAATATTCTTAATTATTCTTTAAGCACGAACATTAGTGTTTTTTTTCGTCCTTCGGACTGTTAAAGTTATAGTGTTTGCCTTGTTTGAGTCAATATATTTCTTTCATCTTGTTAATATTTTTTAGATTTCTAGCAAAATCAAGAGCATTAGAGTCTAGAACATTGAGTTATTGACGTGTCGTGCGGTTTTTTAAAAAAATATTTGACTTGTGTAGCAGTTTATAGTTAATTTGCATACACAATTAATTACTATGGGAGTATTATGAGTAAAAAAGAAACAAAAAAAGCAATGGAACTGACTATTGGAGGTCACCATTACAAGATAGTAGAATTACCACTTACGCATGAAGATGCAAGTAAAGAACTATATGGAAGACATATGGTAAAAGACAATATCATACTTATCAACAATGAAATACACGAATCAAGAAAGCAAGAAACGCTAGTACACGAGGTATTACACGCTATATTCTATAATTATGGACTAGAACACAAAGAAGGCTTAATTGACGCTATATCAAACGGATTATTTCAACTAGGAGTAGGAGAGTATCTATGGAAGACATCAAAAAAGCAATCTTAAAGGCAAAAGAACAGGGTAATACTGCATTAGTGCAACGATTACAGCAAGAACTAGATGAATTAGAAAAAATACGTCAAAACCTTAATTGGGATAAACTAATACGTGAATTAGAAGATGTCAAAGATACGGAGGATTTTCCAGATGAATCAGAAAACTAGTACAAAAGAAGATATAGTATCGTATATAAAAGATAACTATCCTTCAACCGAAAAAGAATTTCAGACTCTTTTAAATGAAATGTACTTAACATTTTGTAAGAAACAGTTTGATTATGGTCCTGGCAATATTGCTATGGGTACCACGTTGAAAAACGAAAAAGAAGTCAATACAGCCTTATTTGGTATAATTGTAAGGCTTAATGATAAGATAAACAGACTAATCAATTTGTCAACAAACCATAATATGAAAGCAAAAAACGAACCAATAGAAGATGCTTTCTTAGATATTTCAGTTTATGCAGTAATGGCATTGATAGTTAAACAAAACAAATGGGGCAAGTAATGGCTGTAAGATGGACAGACGATGAAATAAGAATATTGGACCAGTACGGGAGAAGTGCTAAGTCTGCATTCGTACTGTATCAAGAAATACGTATTGCTGGATATAATAGAACATATAAAGCAGTATCTAGAAAAATAGAATCCTTGGGATTAAGGAAGCCTACTAGATATACAACTGGACACGAAATGACAATAGGATATTTAGACATTGAATCTACTGGATTTAGTGCTAATATCGATGTTATGTTATCTTGGTGTATTAAAGGTAGAGGTAATAAGAAAGTAGCAGGAGCTAAGATTACAAGACAAGAGCTTATGTCTGAAAAACAAGATGCTCGTATTGTAGAGCTTCTAGTAGAAGAAATGAATAAATACGATGTAATATTTACATACTACGGAACTAGATTTGATATTCCGTTTATTAGAACACGTGCATTGTATCATAAAACATTCTTCCCGCTATATAGGCAAAAATCACACAAAGACCTATATTATGTGGTAAAATCTAAATTAAAACTACATCGCTCGTCATTAATGGCAGCTACAGAGTTTTTTGGTATTGCTGGTAAAACCAGAGTAAAACCAGAAATGTGGCAAAAAGCACGTTGGGGCGATGAGAAAGCTATGAAATATGTTTATGACCATAACGTAGCAGATGTAGTAATATTAGAAAAACTGCATAGAAAACTAGAAGAATATGCACCACCAATGGTTAGACCACTGTAATTAGGAGGAAGAATGGCTAATAAAGAAGAACAACTAGTAATAATGAGCGAAGGTAAAGAGATTAAGTTCTATATGTCTGACTTGTCAGATGAAGCTAAAGCTCAGTATTCAAGAGCAAATGAACTTGCTTCAAAGCTAATGAGATTAGACAGAGAAGCAAATGAGGTAAGATTCCTTGCTAATAACTATGTTAGATTTGTTATTGACGAACTTGAAAAAGACGTTGACGATAACGAGGAAAAATAGTTAAGTTATGAGAGAACGTATTGTAAAAGGCGTTACTCATTATTTGTATGATGACGTCAATGAGTTTCGAGAGCATCACGAAGGTGTTGCTTTGGTTACAGATTGGCGTCACTCAAATAAGGGAGACTGGATACAAACTGACGATGGTCAAGTATGTCAAGTATTATTTCTTGGAATACTTAAAAAGAAAGACAGAAAAAAAGAAACATCGTTTATAAGAAGTATAATGGGTTCTTATGTTTGTAATCCCTCTGTTATGATAGAAGGTGATATGAAAACAAATATGCATACATTTTCTACAGCAGGAGAATCTCCTTCTGTTAGGAAGAAAAACAGAAAACATGCTACAGATAAAGAGTTTTTATTTGGAAAGTATGTTGCAAAAGGAGACGATGTGGTTGAAGCTTATATGAAAGCGTTTCCTAGTAAAAACGAAAATTATGCTAAATCACAAGCAAAATTATTATTAAAAACAGACAGGGTGAAAAACTTGATTAGAGAAGAAATAGACAAATACTTGAATGAAGCGGAGATTACTCCCAATTATCTGTTAGAAGAGATGAGAGATATTATAGATAAAGGAGGCTCTTCGGATAGAGATAAGATTACAGCAATAACAACATTAATGAAGATATCTGGAATGATGGACACGGAAAAGACTACAGAGTCTTTAACGTTATTCCAAGGCTTTACAAAGGAGCAATTAAATGCAATTCAAGGGTCCCAACACAAAAAACTGGCGGAAGTTAAAAAAGATAACGAAAAATAATCGTTGTTATATATGTCATCATCGTCTTAGTAAAACAGCTGTATTTTTATACAGCAAAAGAAAAGAAGATACAACTCATATAAAATGCTTTAATTGCTTAACAGTATATAACACATCTTTTGGAATAACAGATGTAGGTATACCAGAACAGGTAGGCAATGCATGAGGCTAGCAGTATATGGAACATTAAGAAGAGGTTTTGAAGAGACTGGTAAAGTAGAAGGCTTTAGTCTTGTTTTTCCTGGACATAAAAATTTTCCAGCTTTAATTAAGAACAAAAATGGAAAAGGAGCTGTAGTAGAAGTGTTCGAAGCTACAGAAGAAGATTTGAATATGTATGATACTTACGAGTCTACAGAAAACGGTCTTTATATAAGAACAACAGCTAACATAGTACTAGATGATACAAAAGAAAAAGAAAAATGCTGGATATATGTAGCTGGACCTTTGTTATGGCAAAGTTCTAGTATGTTTACAGAGGTACCAGATGGAGATTGGCTTTCACCTAAAACGTTAACAATGATGGACAGAGTCTATGAAAAAGAATACCAAGAATCCAGAGAATTTTAATATAATACCACCAGACCTTTCTCAGAAAGAAAAGGCTTTAGAGTTGGCAAAAAAAGACATAGTTACTTTTGGTCAAATGTTTTTACCAGAAGATTTTATGAAATCAACTCCTGCTCCATATCAATATCAGTTAAGTGATATACTTCTAGGAGATGAGAAGCGTATATGTATAATACTTCCCAGAGGTCATGCAAAATCTACTTTAGCAAAAACAGCTTTATTACATCAACTATATTTCTCTCCTCCAGAAAAGAAACAATTTATCGCCTGGGTTTCAGAAGAACAATCTCAAGCTATTGACCATATTAAATACATACAAAATCATATAGACGTAAACCCTGCATTACAATATTACTTTGGAGACTTAAAAGGAAGTAAATGGACTGAAAAAGAATTTACCACAGCTAGAGGAGATAGAATTATAGCTAAAGGTACTAGTCAAAGATTGCGTGGTCGTTCACAGTTAGGTCTTAGATATACTAATATTATCCTTGACGACTTTGAATCAGAGTTAAATACTAAAACACCAGATAGAAGAAGAGAGATAAAAGAATGGGTAATGTCTACAGTAGAACCCGCATTAGAAAACTCCAAAGAAAACGAAGGTTCAATATGGCTTATTGGTACAATAGTCCATTATGACTCTTTTCTTCAAGGCGTATATGATGGATGGCTAGATGCTGAAAAAGAAAAAAGAAAGTCTGCTTGGCAAGTACTATACAAAAAAGCTATAGTAGACGACACTCCTTTATGGCCTAGTTATTTTACAAAACAAAAACTTATAGATATAAAAAGAAGGTTCACAGAAATGGGACTTGTACATAAGTTTGCTCAAGAATATCTAAATGAAGCTAGAGATTTAGAAAGCGCGAAGTTTCATATTGACAGAATAAATTATTATAAAGGAAATCTTGTAGAGAGAAATGGATTTAATTATATGATGGTTGACGAGTCTGCTATTCCAGTAAATGTATACATGGGAGTTGACTTAGCTTATGAAGCTAATGCAAGAAGTGACTATCAGGTTATAATGGTAATTGCCATTGATAGTGATAGAAATATATATGTAGTTGATTATTATAGAGAACATTCTCCTTTGTATGATATGCCTAAAAAAATTGTAGACATGGCAAAAGAGTTTCATCCAGTAAGAAGAGTAAATGTAGAAAAAGTTGGTGCGCAGGGACTGGTAAAAGATTATGTTAATCAACTGGTTGGAAAAGAAAGAAAGCTTGCTCCAGGATTGTCTCAAGGAGTAAGACCTCCTGCTGGTATAAAAAAAGAAGATAGGTTAGAAGCGTTACTTTGTCCTATAGTTAACAGAAGAAAATTGTTTATAAAAAAAGAACATGCTAACTTAGTCGACGAAATGTTTGAGTTTCCAAAAGGTAGAAATGACGACTTGTTAGACGGTCTTTGGTATGCTGTCACTACAGCAAAGCCTCCAAAAAGTTCTGCAATCGACGCAGGAAAGCTAGAAGACAGAATAGAAAAAATACAAGGAAGTAAAGCAAAACAAGTCATAAACTGGGTTACTGGACAGAAAATATAATTTTTGTCTTGACTTTAGTAGCTAAAATTGTTTATTTTTAGATTAAAAATTAAACTGGGAGTTTATGGCTAATTACGACGAAAACAAATCAAAACCTCAAATTACAAAAGAATTGTTTAGAAGGTGGAGAGACGCGCGACAACAATGGGACGCCGAAGCAAGAAATGCGGTAGATTTTACTTTAGGAAATCACTATACAAAAGATGAATCAAATGCTCTACAATCCGTAGGTCAAGCTGATTTTGTTATAGATAGAGTTTATGCTGCGGTAGATAAATTAAAATCATTGCTTACAGCAAGACCAGCAAAGTTTTCTGTTATTGCAAGAGAAGATTCTGACAATAAACTATCTAATATATGGAGAACAATACTTGAATATATATGGGATATCTCCAATGGAGATAGTACTTTCAAACAAGTTGTTCACGATTATGCTGTTACTGGCTTAGGATATATGTATGTATATGTAGACCCTGAAGCGGACTATGGAAGAGGAGAAGTTAAGTATACGCACGTGGACCCTTTTAGGGTGTATGTAGACCCTGCGTCAAGAGATAGATTTTTTACAGACGCATCTGGTATTATATTATCTACCTTTTTAACCAGGCAGCAAGTTTTAGACCTATATCCTGAAATGAAAGAGTTTATTGATGATATAGAAGTAGGAAACAATTCTTTGTACGGAGAAGATTACCCTACATCTAATTTAAAAAATAGTAATAATGTACTAACTCCCGCAGAAGCGCAAAATTTAGATTACAATGTAAATCAAAAATATCAAATACTTGATAGATTTTACAAAGTAAAAGTTCCGTACTATAGGTTATTTAACACTATAGATGGAAGCGAAAAGATTATAGACCCTGAAATTTATAGCATTCTAATAGAACAGCCAGAAACTTTAGAAACCCTTGAATCTGGAGCTCTAGAAATAGAAGAGATTATGCAAACAAGAATTGCTCAATGCAGTAGCATTGGAGATACTTTACTTTATGAGCGTATTCTAAACACTGATATATATCCAATTGTTCCATTTACGAACATTTGGACTAATACTCCCTATCCCAAATCAGATGTGAACAAGGTTAAAGATTCCCAAAGACTTTTAAATAAGTTATTTTCTCTAACCTTGTCACACGCTCAATCTGCAGCTGGATTAAAACTTTTAATTCCAGAGGGTAGTGTTGATAGCGTTAGTCAGTTAGAAAAAGATTGGGCTAATCCAAATGCGGTTATTGAATATAACCCAGAGTTTGGTGAGCCACATTACCCGCAACCAGCTCCTTTAACTAGTGAGTTTTATTATTTAATTGATAGGGTGGAAAAATATATAGATTTAAACTTTGGTATTCCAGAGTTATTACAAGGATTTAAAGACTCAGCTCCAGAATCAGTAAGAGGTACAATGCTTTTATCTGAAATGGGAGAATCTAGAGGTAAATCAAAATTAAGAGATATTGAAGCAAGTTTATCAAAAGTTGGTCAAGTAGTTTATAACTTAGCAAAAGACCATTATAAATTTGCAAAAACATTTAGAATTGTACAACCGAATAACGATATTACTGAGTTTTCAGTTAATATGAGATTGTATGATGATAAATCGAATGAAATAACGACTTTACAGAATGATATTCAGTTAGGTCAGCATGATATTCGAATTATATCAGGTTCAACTTTGCCAAGCAATAAGGTATCAGAATACAATATGTACCTTGATGCTTATAAGTTAGGTCTGGTAGATGACGTTGAGGTTTTGAAGAAAAGCGAAATCTTTGACAAAGAAGGTGTCCTTCAAAGAAAAGGTCGTATGGCACAAATGCAACAGTATATTACACAGCTTGAAAATCAAGTAAAGAAACTAAGTGGCGATTTACAAACATCTGAACGTGAGCAGGTTTCTGCTAGAAAACGTACAGAAGTCGAGAAGTTCAAATCTGGTTTAAACGAGATTAGTACTAACGCCAAAGTTAAAGAAAAAGAAAAGGTAATGCAACTGGGTAACATTATTAACCAAATGAGCGATTCTATGGAGGAAGAAAACAATAACAACCCTGGTTCAGAGCAATAAGCTAAATCAGGAGAGGAGAAAAAAATGGCAAAAGAAGAACAACAACAGGTTGAAAAGCAAGACCCAATTGTAGACTCTGTGGTGGAACCAACAGTTTCATTGCAAGAAGAAGCCGTAGAAGAAGGTGTGGAAGCATCTGAATCTGTAGATTGGGAACAAGAAGCTAAAAAGTTTCAATCAATGTACGACAAGAAAACAGTAGAGCATGAGCATCTTGCAAGAGAGTCGCAAGACTTACTTGCATTAAAAGATACTTTAAACTCTAGACCTGAACTTGTAGACGTAATTGAAAAAAGTCTTGCTGGAGAATCAGTTGAGGGCAAAAATGCTGCGGGAAGTACAACCCCAGATAACTTTGACCCTTGGGATGCCTACTACAAGCCAGAATCTGAATCTTACAAATTTAGAGTAAGTAATGAGAAAAAGCTTGTACATGAGACAGTAGATAACGAATTGGCTAGACTTAAGCAAGATATGGCATTCAATAATTTAAAAACAGAATTAGTAAGTAAACACAATTTAGGACAAGAAGATGCAGAGAAGTTTTTACAATTTGCAACAACTCCTAAAGCTAACTTACCTATTGAAACCTTAATTAAAGTGTGGAAAGAAGGTTCAGGAAAATCTCCTAAAAAGAGTGAAAACCTGGAAGCGGTGAAAAAAACTAAATCAATTCCTAAACCAGCTGGAGTACTTCAAGGCGGCGAACAGCCACAAGCCTCAGAAGGAGACCAGGTTTGGGATAGAATTATGAATACCAGTCGCGGCGGAAGATTAGTCAAGTAACAATTTAGGAGACTAAAATGGCTATAAATGAAGGAACATTAAAAGCTTCCAACATTACAGCAGCTGCTAGCTCGGCTGGTTACGGACAAGCCCCTGACCAGAGAAAACTATATGATTTCTCTGATAGGGTTGCTGAACTAACACCAGAAGAGTCACCGTTTTTTACCTACCTAAGTAATGTTTCTAAAGTAGCAACAGATGATAATCAGTTCCGTTTTCTTGAAAACAGAACTCAAATCAACTACACTGCAAGAACATTTAACTTAGCGGCGGCAGTAAACGGCGGCAGTGCAGTAACGGCAGGAAGTGTTTATGACTTTACAGTTGATGATGGCGCAGGTGCAGCAATTAAATTCCTTACCAAAGGAATGGTTTTTGCAGTATCAGTGCTTGACACAGCAGCAGGTTACTCTCAAGCGTTAGTAAGAGTTGAATCAGCTCCATTAGCAGCTTCAGCAGCTACTACCTTCCAAGGTAGAGTTGTAGAGCTTTCTGATGTAACTACTTCTGGATATAATGTAATTTCTGACAACGATGCTTGCCAAATTATTGGTACATCATTTGAAGAAGGAACAGCATCTCCAGATACATTTAGTGATACATTAGATGATGGATTCGGTTTTACACAAATCTTTAAAACAGCTTGTGAATTAACTAATACAGCAATAGCAACACGTCATCGTGGCTATGCTAACGAGTTCGATAGAATTTGGGCTCAAAAACTACGTGAACATAAAATTGACATTGAAAGAGCTATGCTTTTCGGTCAAAAAGCTCGCGTAAATGGCGTTCAGTATACTGAAGGTCTAGTAGGAAACATTCTAAAGAATGTTACTCCAGTAACAGACGATTCTGCATTATCTTATTCTTCAGGAAAAGGATATTACAGAAGCTGTACAACTGCTGAGTTAACATACGATAGATTGCTATCAGACTTGGAAGTTATATTTGACCCAGCAAGAGGCGGAGCAAGCGAAAAGCTTGTTATGGCTTCTTTACCAGTAATCTCATTCTTTAACAAGATGGGCGACGGTGCATTCATTGATGCTTCTGTTGGACATGCAAATGGTCCTTACAGAGTTAATATGGATAATGTAGAAGGAGCATTCGGACACAAGTTAATGGAAATTAACACTGTGCATGGAAGCTTATTTCTAGTAAAACAACCTCTATTTAGAGGTATTGCTAGTGGAATGATGATGATGGCTGACATGAGTCAGTTAGCATACAGACCATTAGTTGGTAACGGTATTAATCGTGACACTCAAATCATGACAAATGTACAAAGTGCAGATGAAGATTTAAGAAAAGACATGATTCTAACTGAAGCTGGTCTAGAAATTACATTACCTGAATCTCACGCTCTATTTAACGTGGAGGGATTATAAAATGGGTAAAGCTAATTACATTAATAATAACAGTGGTGTTGCTAATCATTTAGTAAAGGTACTTAAAGTTGTTGAAGACATTGCGTTGGAAGCAAAACATAGTGGCTCTTTAGTATTGGTAAACCCAACTGCAACTACAGAAATTGACCTTCCTGCTCTATCATCGATAGAACCAGGTTGGAATGTTAAAATTGTATTAACTGAGGACACAGACGGTAGCGATACTGGTATGGACCAAAAAGTTAATATTGATTTTGGTTCTGGTAACGACATCGTAGGTCAAACTTACGCTGTTGATGGAGATGCAGGAGACATAGCTGTGAACAACGATGATTTCATCGCATGTTCTGCAGCCGCTACACCTGGAGATAGATTTGATATCTTTAGTGACGGCTCAAGATGGTATGTAAACGGATTCGTTGCTGATGCAAGTGAATGTCCGTTCGCTACAGCAGCTGGTTAATAGTAATAACCATAACCCTTAATAGGGTAGCAGTATTGGAACTGTGGGACTATTCAATAAAAGAGTAGTCCCGAAATCCAAAAAGGAAAAAATATGTTAGAATTATTTAAAGATAAAAATGAATACAACGAAAAGAACATCATCGGGTTTTTATCGTTTGCACTTATGTGTGTTTTTGGTATGGTAGATTTAACGATGGGTATTATTGGAATTGAGTTACTAGTAAATGACTATATTTACAATTCATTTGTTTGGGTAACATTAGGTAGCTTTGGTATATCTGGAGCAGAAAAAGTTTATAAAAAATAATAGGAGAATAAAATGGCAGCATATAATACAATTACAAAAGTAATTATTAATGACATTAGTCCAGCAGCTAGTGATGTATCAGGTTCTTTAGCAAAAGAAATCAATGATTACATTCAAACTTTAGATAGCACTAACAATGCTATTGTTGATATACAAGCAGTAAAGCTTGATAGAAGTAGAGTTGCATATATAGTAGTTTCAACTGGATAATAGATGAATTGTCAACATTGCGATAAGCCAAATCCAGAAGGAATGTTTAATTGCCCTTCTTGTGGTCAAAGAGCGGCAGCACCTAGATGGAATACTAACTTTGTTGTTAGGGAAAACAATCCCTATGCAACAGCTATTAGAAAAGACCAAATGGAAATAAGAACACTGTCTCATGAAGAAGGTGTTAAGAAGCTTCAAGAAGGAGCAGCTAAAACATCTATGAAGGGGCCAAAACAAAGGATACTATAATGAAGATGAAAAAAATAGTAAAGAAAAAGAAAAAAGTAGTAAAGAAGAAAGCTAAGAAATCTAAAGGTATGAGATACTAATGAAGATTAAAGCTCCAAAAGGGTATCATTTTATGAAAAAAGGTAAGAAAACATCTTTAATGAAAAACCCTGTAGGTGGATATAAAAAACACAAAGGTTCTTCTTTGACTATGAACTTACCTGTGGTAAAAACACATAGAGGTAAATAATGGCTAAGAAAAAAAGTAATGGCGGTAGACCAACTCCATCTAACCCTTCTTTGTACAGTAGAGTAAAAGCAGCGGCTAAAAAGAAGTTTGCTGTTTATCCTTCTGCTTATGCTAATTCTTGGTTGGTAAGAGAGTACAAAAAGCGTGGCGGTAAGTATAACTAATGGCTTACAGAGGCGGGTTAAAAAAGTGGTTTAGTGAGAACTGGGTTGATATCGGTTCTAAGAAAAAAGGCGGAGGTCACAAAAAGTGTGGACGTAAAAAAGCTAAGGGAAGTAAAAGAAAATACCCTAAGTGTGTTCCTGCTGCTAAAGCTGCTAGAATGAGCGCCTCACAGAAAAAGAGCGCAGTAAGAAGAAAGAGAGCAAAGAAACAAGGAGTTGGCGGTAAACCAACCAATGTAAGAACTTTTGCTAGAAGAAAGAAGAAGAAATGAGAAGACCAGCATTTGGAACTCAAGTTAGAAGAACTAACGGGAAGAAAAAAACTAGACAAGGTATGAGTAAAAATACTAAGATGGGAAATAAGATGAGTACAAAAAATTATATAAAACCATATAGAGGACAAGGTAGATAATGGCTGAAACATTTAAAAATCAAGTAGACGCATTAACAGGTTTTGGAAGCACTGAAGATGATGCTTTATCTGACTGGCTAACAGCGGGTGCTCGTGCTGTTTTAAATATACTTCCATTTAACAAACTAGAAAGAATAGCAACAAATACATCTTTTACAAACTCTGTTGATGTAGAGGGAAAGAAAATTATATCAGTGGTAAGAAGAGATAATAATCATTCTAGCAAGGCTTTTATGCCCTGCAGAAAGCTTAGTTCGGCTTTAATGGGAAGAGTTAGCGATTCAAGTTATATGGAAGCTGCATCAGAAAGCGACCCAGCGTATATTATCCAAGGAGATGTTTTAAATACATATCCTGGTAGTAATCAATCAAATGATAGTAGAGTTGTTAGTATAGATACTTCAATTACTGTAGCTCATGGAGATGGAGTAAGTGGTATATCTAACTTTCCTGACGAAGCAGAACACGCAGTTGTATTATACGCTAGTAGAAATGCTTTACAAAGATTGATGAACAATATGAATGCTATAGGGGCTTTAACTGTAAGCGTAAGTGCTCCAGGTGCACCTAGTTTAGCTACAGTAAGCTATAGCAACGCAACAAATGCAGATGCAAGTGCTACTGCAGTAGGAGCTATAACAGTTGCTACCGTAGCAAAATCAGATATTTCTGGAGATGTTCCTACTTATTCAAAGCCAACACAAACTTTTGACATAAGTCAGTTTGAAACATTTTTAGAAACAGATGAAGATACAGAGCTAGCACAGATTCAACTTGGAAGAGTAAATCATGAACTTGGAGAATATCAAGCAGATATACAAAACGAGCTCAATGAATTTAATAAAGAAAATGCTAGATATCAAGCGAACGTACAAGCTGAAACCCAAAAACATAATTCTGATTTACAAAAAGCAATAACACAAGCACAGCTAGATGCAGCAGATGCCCAACAAGAAGCACAGCAAGCAACGCAGGTTGATTTAGCTAATAAAGCTGCTGACCAAGTATTAGCATTGCAAAATTCAGCACAAACTATGGCAGCTGCAATTCAAAACAATGATGATTTATTACAAAAATTTAATGCAGAACTAGGAAAATATTCTGCTCAAGTAAATGATGAAGTTCAAGAGTATAGTGCAAACCTACAAAAAGACACTGCAAAATATCAGTGGTATGGACAGCAATATCAAATGGTTGAAGCAAGATATAAAGAAGAAATACAGACTCTTCAAGGAGCATTATAATGCCTTCCTTAGGAGTAACAACTACTTGGACAGAAAATACATTTCAGCAAAGCACTAGCACAGCTTGGTCAGAAGACGGTCAACAACCTTCTACTTCTTGGACTGAACAAGCAATAGCGCCAAGCACAGATTTTAGAGAAATTATAACAGATTATGATAATTATGAAGATGGCAACCCAAGTTGGGATTTAATGAATATAGAATGGGAGGAATAAAATGGCTGCAATAGAATTTACAGGAAAAGAAATATATAGTAGAGTACAACAGGCAGTTCCTGGGGTTTCAGAAAACTATGTATTAAGCCTGATTAACGAAGCATTAATAGATATGGGTAAGTATACAACAAAAATAGAGTATGCAAAAACAGGATTAACTCACGACCAACTTTGGTACGGTCTTAATGACGATAGAGATATAACTGTTAATAAAGTTTTTAGATGTAGTATTTTAAACTCTGACGGAGAGTACATTAAGATACCAAGATTATTAAATCAAGATATTAAAGTAACGGAGACAACATAATGGCAGCAATAGATAGCGCTTTTAAAGACCCTGCTGATACATTTGTATGGTGGATAGAAGGAGATAAGGTAGCTATAGCGACTACTGAAGGAGATGGAAGTACTGCAAACACAGCAGAAGGAAGGCTAAAACCTGTACAGCTGGGTTCTGGAAATACAATAACTTACGGATTATTAATCTCCTATTATTCTGAGCCAGACAAGCTTACATCTATTACTGGAACAATAGATATTGATAATACATTACAACCAGCTTTAATTGATTATGTAAAAGGAAAAGCATTGATGGACCAGGCTTCTAGCGCAACAGAGCCTGCTATAGCACAAATAAGAATGGCTTCAGCTCAACAATGTTTGGTTAACTATAAGGAAGCTGTTAGAAGATTTGGTATGAAGAAAAATGATAAAACTGGCGGTACAAGAGCTGTTCTACCAGCGGATATGAGGTAATATGGCAACGCTTACAGGACAAAGAATAAAAGACAGTTATAAGGATTTATTACAGGTATCTAATAGTAATTCTGGAATTGATGGAACATTAAGAACTATCTCAGACGGAGAAGCTACAGAGAGTGTGCTACAAATTAGTAGTTCTGCTGTTAACATATCCTCAGCAGGTGCGCTTGAGTATGCTGGTGTTTCTATCACTTCTACGGGCGATGAACTTAATATCCTTGATGGTGTCACATCTAATGCAACAGAATTAAATATATTAGATGGCGTAACAGCTACGACTGCAGAACTAAACATTCTTGACGGTGTTACAGCAAGCGCTGCAGACATTAATCTTATAGATGGTATAACAAACGGAACAGTAATAGCAAGTAAAGCTATTATAACAGATTCAAACAAAGACATTACTGGCGGTAGAAACATAACTATTAGCGGAGAATTAGACGCAGCAACATTAGATATTAGTGGAGATGCGGACATAGATGGAACATTAGAAGCTGATGCGATTACAGTAAATGGAACTGCTTTAAATACAGTTATTGCAGGAGTTACAGTAGCAAATGCAACATTAGCTGCAACTACAACAGTATCAGATAGCACAGCAAACACAAACTTTCCAGTTGTATTTCATGACGAATCAAATGCACTATTAGACGATACAGGTGCTTTACGATATAATCCAAGCACAGGAACGTTATTAGTTCCTAATCTTTCTGTTGCTGGTACTACAACAACTGTGGACACAGTAACTATGGAAGCAGCAAATGCTATTATATTTGAAGGTGCTACAGCAGATGCACACGAAACTACTTTATCTATTGTTGACCCAACAGGAGATAGAACAATTAATTTACCAAATGTATCTGGTACTATACCAGTATTAGCAGCTGCTTCAACAACACAAATCTCTGCAACACCAGAAGAACTAAATGTTTTAGATGCAGTAACTGCAGGTACGGTTACTGGAAGTTTGGGAGTAGTAGTTGATAGCAATAAAGATATTGGCACATTTAGAAACATAACACTATCAGGAGAATTAGATGCAGGTAGTTTAGATATTTCAGGAGACGCCGACATTGATGGTACTTTGGAAGCAGATGCTATTACTGTAAACGGAACTACTTTATCAGAGCTTATATCAGATACCGCAGGAGCTATGATGTCAAGCAATACTGAAAGTGGTATTACTGTTACCTATCAAGATGCAGATAACACAATAGATTTTGCTGTTGACGCAGCGCAGACAGGAATTACTTCTTTATTAGCAACAGATATTAAGATTGGAGAAGATAATGAAACAAAAATAGATTTTGAAACTGCTAATGAAATACATTATTATTTAAATAACCAACAACTATTATCTATGGCTAATGCTAGCTCAGGCAATCTTGAACTAACTTTAGGAGTAGCAGATAAAAACTTTACTATCAAAGGAACCGACGGAGCAAGCGCTATTACACCTTTTGATATTGATATGGCAGCAGTTGGTAAGATTACCTTTAATGGAGCATATAGTTTCCCAACATCAGATGGTTCTTCAGGACAATTTTTGAAAACAGATGGTAGCGGTACATTAACATTTGATACACCGCCTACTGCGGCTATAACAGCTGTAAATAATGCTACTGCAAATGAATTGGTAACAATAGGTTCTACTACAACAGAATTAGATGCAGAAGCCAATCTTACTTTTGATGGAACAGATTTAAAACTACTTGGCGATAATTTGGAAATGAGATGGGGCGATAGTGAAGATTTTAAAATTTATGTTGATACAGTTACTGCCTATCTTAAAAATGCAACTCAAGATGGAGATATAAGACTTCAAGTTAATGATAATGGTAGTAATATAACTGCTATTAAAATTGATGGAAGTGAAGTAGGAGAAGTTGGACTTCCTAATGATAATCAAAAATTAACGATTGGCGATGGCGATGATTTGGCTTTATTCCACGATGGAACAGACACTAAAATAGAGAACAGTACTGGCGATTTAATTATTCAAAATGATGCTACAGATAAAGATGTAATATTAAAATCAGACGATGGTTCAGATGGTATGACTGCCTACCTAACATTAGATGGTAGTGTAGGAAGAACAGAGTTTAATAAAAATATAAAACTAGCAGATGATATTGTAATACAACTTGGAACACACCTTGATTTAAAACTATATCACGATGGCTCTAATAGTTATATAGAACAAAATGGAACTGGAGATTTAATTATTCAGCAAGGAACAACAGATAAAGACATCATACTTAAATCAGATGATGGAAGCGGTGGAGAAACTACTTACCTAACCTTAGATGGTAGCACAACAAATTTATTATTATCTCCACCAGGTAATGTCTTAATAGGTGGAACAAGTGCATCAGGACACACTTACAATTTGGAAGTATTGAATGATAATGTTTATGTTCAAGGACCTGATGGTTGGAATGGTGCTGGAGATTTAGCTATTGTAGCATTAGGTAGTTCAGCAGTAAATGAAAACTTTGGGTGTGGTTATAAGTATGGAACTGGACTAATATTATC